TCTGGAAGTCCAGCATAGGCGCATACATATCGCCGTAGTATGCCATAGCGGCAGCAGGCTTCAATGCATTCAGCTTCTGGAACTTCTGGAACCCTACACCGAAGTCCTTGTTATACTCCTGCCCGATGCTGCTTGTAAGCTGAGCCTGCACCTGAGAGGCCACAAGGTTAGAAGTCCATTGGTCCTTGTCATAAGCACGGATGATGTTCGTCCAATTGCCCGCAGCGTAGTCCGCCGTAGCCAGAATGTCGAAGTTACCAGCCGAGCCGATGCCAGCCGCCATAGCGGTCTTGACCTGTCCGGTGCCCCAAGCCATCTGGATTTGAGCAGTCTCGTCCGCAGCCTTCTTGGCCTCCTTTTCTAAGTCCCAAGCGTGACGCTGTGCCGCATCCTCAACCTGCCACTTACGATCCTCAGCACGATCCTTCGCAGCCTTAAGGCCGGTCCAGATGCTCTTGCCGACTCCGACGACTTCCTTGTAATCAAAGAGGTCCTGATCGAAGCCAGTCTCTCCCTTGATCTTCTCATTGAGCGCAGCAAGCTGTGCCATACCCTCAGAAGCACTGATGCGACCAAAGGTGATGTTACCGTTGAGAATGTTAAGCTCGTCAGCGTGCATAAGAGCAGCCTTGCCGAGCGCCCGGTTGCCGTACTTGACTTCGGCATCTTCCAGCTTCGTAATCGTCTCATCGTCCATAAGGTCGAGGACACCAGAGCTTTTCAATGCTGTCACTGCGTAGCCGTTACCGCTCTGTGCTGCCTTCTTGTAGAAAGCGGCCAGACCCTTACGGTAGGTTTCGTCGGCCATGCCCGCAGGCTGCATCAGCGAGGTGCGGAAGTTGTTGTGCGCCGCATTGGCCGAGAGGTTGCCAGCATCGCTGCTGTCGCCCGTCTTCACCAGCGAAGTCATCAACGACTGGAATGAGCCGCCCGAAGTATCAGCAGCGTCCGACCAAGCATTAAGCGCAGTTTCCTGCTGCCATGCATAGCGTTCCTTGGCAATAGCGCCAATGATCGGCTGACTGGCTTCAATGAGCGAAGTCTCGACAGCAAGGTCAGTAAAGCGGTCGCCCGACTTCATAGCCTCGAACGAGGATGCAATGACCTTGGTAAGCTGCTCGGGAGGGAGCCGCTTCAAGTTGTCCATGTCTCCCATCGTCTTCTGCGTCCAGTCATTGACCGCAGACTTAGCCGAGTAGAAGATAGCGCCTTCCTCGTATGAGGACGGGCCGAAAATCTGATTGAGCGGATTCTTGTTATTAACCCGGATTTCTTCCCCGGCAACGGCGGACATTTGATCCACCATACCGGATACGAACTGTTCCTTCTTTTTGCGCTCGATGGCCGGAGCCAGCAAGTCGCTAAGGAAGCCGCCGATCTGGGCAGCAGCAGGGCCAGCTTGGGTAAACTGGCTGGCTGCGGCAACGCCCCCTGCTACGGAAGTGTTGCCGCCCTGCATCTGGATAGCGCGTGAGCCGCCCTCTGCGTTGGGCTGGCCTTGCGAGGTGCGTGCGGGTTCAAAGGCGAACGTCGAGCGCCCGCTCCCCCTAGTGTCAAAGCCAGCGGCCATGAGAGTTATCCTTTGATAGTGGCCCCGCTCTTAGAGCTAGACCAGAGGTTGCCGCCCGTCTGGCGGAAGGTTTTGAAAGCGCCAACACCCGAGGTAATTGCCCCGGTCATCGACGAAGATGCAGTAGCATAGTCGCCACGCTCTGCCGCCATCTGTGCCTCACGGAAGCCGATGACTGCCTGCCCTGCCTGTGGGCCACCGAAGTACGTTGCCGCTGCTGCAATGCCCAGCGTAGCCGCTCCTGCGAGGAAGCTTGGCTTCTTAACGTCCATATAGGTAGACACGTCGAGGTCAGCACGGTAGACATTCTGATCGAGGCTGTTAGCCGCCGAAGTCATAATGCTGCCGCGAGCTTCGCCAGCCGCGTACAAGTCACGCTTAAACTGCCGGTCGCTCTGCTCTTTCTGTAGTGCATTGGCTGTAGCGAGCGTATCATTGTAGGCCGAGATAGACGACCCACCTACGCCCGCAGCCGATGCCATCGCAGTCGTAGCCCCCAATTCCTCAGCGGCTCTGATCTGCGATTGGAAGTCACCCATTGTGGCGCTTTCCATATTCTTGACGATGTTCTCGCCATAGGTATTAATGTTCTTACCAGCCGCGTCCATGATCTTGCGGTTGCCCAGCGCCTGACTGAACAACTGCAAGTCATTGGCCGCAGCCCGCCTTTCATTACCGGACTTGGTGGTGATCCTCTTGGCGTTTACCTGCCCTTGAGCTTGGATCGCACCGGCTTGTCCGTATAGGATTGAACCCATGTTAGCTCCTATGCTCTACGGGTGTTGAAGAAGATTTGACCAACCCATTCCAGACTGGTAATGGTTAGCGGAAGCCACGTCTTAGCATGTAGGCTATAGCTGCACTCCTTCACCTCGCCACCGACAATAACCGATAGCGTAGTGTTGACGATAGGCTGTCGCCCAATGATGTTATCAGGACTGGCGAGCAATCGGCCCGAGAAGTTAAGAACCTCCCGAGTAGTGCCTGCCTTCGTAACCTCTGCCCGCATACCACCAGTCTCTGCCACCGCTGCCTTGATAGACATGAGTGTGAGACGGCAAGTAAGTACGGCCTGATCGTTACGGTCCTTATAGTACGGGTTCGTCGGAGTAACGTAAGCCGGGAACTCTGCCCCAACCCAAGCGTTACCCACGTCGGAAGCATACGCCTCCGTGAACTCCCCTAGACGTGCCAGCGGCAAGCCAAGGTACTGCCGAGCACTAGATTTCTCTACCGCTACCGCAATACCCGTAGACGGGCCTGCAACTGGATTGATGTACGCGAACTGACTGTCGTTGGTATACTGATTAAGCGGACGCAGGCTATCGAGATACGGATAGTCGGACAGCCCGGTATCCCGAACCATTCGCTCAGCCGCAACCCAGATGCCAGCGGTGCCCGCAGCAGTGGTGCCCTGCTTGATCGTATAGACCAGCACGTCCCCGCTATCCCGGCTAAGGCCGATGACAGCACCAACATGATCAGTCCACTCCCAATGCGACCAGCTATCGAACAAACGACCCTGCTGACCATCATCGAGATAGCTGTAGGTAAACACACGATTGCGCTCACTACGAGTGCGAAGCAGCACCATGTTGGGCGCAGTCAGTGCTACAATCTCAAGAGGGATGCCCTTGAGGTAAGTGTCAAGCTGCTGGCTAATCCGATAGCTCTCGGGGTTATCCGCAACTGCCCCGGCCTGAACCTGATGCAGCGATGCAACCTCATTCCCCGGTCGGCCATTGTACTTGCCATAGATGACGAAGTTGCCGGTAGCCTTAGGCTCTGCGTCCACCGCATCCTCAAACGCTGTCGAGGTAACGATGCTAGCGGTCTTAGGCGTAAACGGCTGACGGCCCGAGATAACGTACTGGAACCGCTTGCCAAACAGCAGCAAGTTCCGGTCATACAGCGTGGACCATTTGATCGTATCGTCCTCCGTGCCAAGCGCGAAGCCCTCCCAAGGATCGTCGTCGGCCACAGTCGTGACACTCTTACGAAACCAGTTCAGATAGTCGCCGGGGCGGGAGAACAGCAGGGTAGACCCTGAGCCGATCACCAGCCTGTCTTGGAACACGCCGAGGTAGTCAATACGCTTACCGACGAACTCCGGTACGGGGCTACTCAGATCATCACCGACCGAGTTGCTCTTGTAGGTCGGCACTGCCAAACCCGTCAAGCTACCCAGCCCACTAGCAGTAGATGCCAGATACAGGATACCGCCTTCGACGGTCCCCATGATGAACGTAACAGTAGGCATGATGCTATACCCAGCGGTTTCCCGCCAGATCACAGGTGCCCAGCCAGTTGCCTGATTATCTCGGGCTACGGCCTTAAGGTACACGGCATTGCCCGTAGTCGAGTTAGACGGGACACGAACGACCTTGCCGACCCAATGTAGGGTATTAACGAGGTCTACGTTGTCAACGTCAGCACCGACCACACGGATCAGCGAACCGTCGCCACCGTCTGTGCCACTGGCCGTAACGAACTCCGTGCTGTTAAGCACTACGGTTCCGCCGATAGCAGTAGCGCCAGCTACGCCCTTGCTCACCAAGTTGGCTGCAATCTGGGCTGCGATGTTAGCCGGGGTGATGCCTGCCGTAGACGTGCCAATCCATTTGATCTGCTCGCTCTGGTAGGTGTTTACCCGGTCATTGACCTTCTTCTGGTACTCGGGATCAATCGTACTCCCATCCGGCTTATACAACGGAATGTCGGACGTATCCAGCGTTCCGGGGTAGCTGCTAGATGGTGTCGTGAACTCGCCCGTAACCGTGCTGCCATTGGCCCGCACTAGGGTCAGCGAGAACTTACGGCTGTACGCGCCGAGTTGGATCGTGGCGGCAATCTTGCCCTTGTTGTCAGGGTTGTCCCAATTCGCCACCGTGGCGACCGCTGGGACGACATTGTTGCCCGCGAGGTACACGTACCGCCCGATGTTCACGAAGGCGCTCACGCCCCCGGAAACGAGGCTGTTCAGGGCCGCGTCAGCCCCATTGAATACGACCGGGACAAACTCACGCGTGGTCTTGTTGAAGCACCATGCGAAGCCCCCGGTGCCCAGACTACCGCTGTCAGCCACCGTGCGGACGATTAGGTCGTACTCGGTAGCGCCAACGTAGAATGGGTAGGTTCGGTGGTTTGCAGTGTCCGCTAGGAGCGCGCCGTACTGGACGGCAGGCAATGCGGTCAGAACCTCGTCCTGCATCATGGAGCCGTGACGGCGAGCCAATCCACGCACGGGATCACTGATCATGTTCACCTGAGCGATCATCTGGCCGCTACGGCGATTTTGTGCGGCCTGCTCCGATACGCCGCGAACGACGCTTTCGTAACTGCCCGATATCTTGCCTATAGCGGCCTCCTATCAATAACGGTTTAGGCTGTCTCGCAGATGCACGACGCCGATTTCTGTCCGGCCTCCGAAGACGCCAGCACGGTTGAGAAGATTAGCCCCTACGTTGCGGGTATGCTCAGCATTAAGCTGCATCATCGCATCGCGGTAGGAAACCATGATCTGCTGCACCTTGTTCTGATCAGCCTCGTAAGACTTCATAAAATCAAGCTGTGCAGAGTACGAGATAACTTGCTGGGCTGGAACTGGAAGGTCCTCGAATGGCACCTCTCTAACCAACCAGCAGCGCACCCGTTCATTGAACTTGTACTTATCTAGGGCAGACGTTTCAAACGGCTTGTATAGCCGCCGACCGCGCTGCACGTAGTTCAGGGATCGAGCCTGAGGGTCAACCCGTAGCACATCGTTAGGCAGGTAAATATGCCCAACGGTATCGGGAACCAAGTCAGTGAGTTCTTTGTTGAACCACCAAGATTTAGCCTGCTCTCGGGCGGAAGCCGTCGTAAGTGTTCGCAGGGCAGCCGGGACCATAGGATGACCCTCATCGACTGAGTTGATGGGCAGTTCGCCCAGCGTTGCCAGACAATCGTTGACAACATCTAGCGTGGTGAGAGCAGGCATGTTAAACGCTTTCTACGCAAAATGCCCCAACCCTCCGAAGAAGATTGGGGCAAGATGGATTAAGGGAGCAGGATCGCACCAGCGTACTCGCTACGGTCGCCCGTAACGCCGAACGCCGCATGGCTGTCCACAATCCACGACTTGAAAATCTTGTCGTAGTAGAGGTCATGCGTCAGCGGGATCGTCTCACCAGCAAGCAGAGCCTTAGGCGAGAACGCAAGGGCAGCAAGCTTCGAGAAGTCGCCGTCATATGCGTTAGCGTTGTTGGTCGTGCTCAGGAGGTGACCCGAAATGTTGCCAGTCGGGAAGTTGTTGGAACGGATCACAGGGCAACCAAATGCCTTGAAGATCATGGCGTTCTCGATAGTCGTGCCGCGAGCGGTGACGTAGGTGCCATTGATGATCTGCTCAGCGTCCAGCAGTGCATAGAACTGCTTAGGGCGCATTGCAAGCATCACGTCGTCCTGACCCGGAACAACGTCCTTGGTTTCCATCGTGGCGAACAGGTTGCTGATAGCCTTGTAGAAACGTGCGGGATCGTCGATATCGCCAGCCGACGACAGGACTTCACGCGAACCACCGGCAAAGCCAGCAGGCTTGGTGCTATCAGTCGAGTAGCGCGACTGCGTATCCAGAGCGGCCTTAGCTGCTTGGATCATAAACGCCTGATCGGTAAACCGAGCCATGGCCTCACCGTCCTCGACACCAAGCTCAACGCGAGCATCGTACGAAGTCTGGAAGGTTTCGAGCAGCGGCAGGAAGTGGCGGGTATAGACCAGCGTGTCGATGATCAGCGTGTTCTTGCCGATATCGTTCTTGCTCGCGCTAGGCGCTTCACCCGGCGTAACCTTGCCAACGTCGGACTTGCCGAAGCCGTAGTTACCGATGCGGTTAGTGCCGCGAACCGGACGCATATTGACGTAAGGAGCCAGAACCGAACGGCGCTGGATAGTGTGCTGCACGGACTGGCCGTACTCAACAACTGCGGCTGCATTGATATCGCCAGTCTGATCAAACTGACCCGGACGGGTAAGCTGTGCTGCTGGGACGATTGCGCCGGGATCAACGAACAAAGGCATTGTATTCTATTCCTTGTAAAAGATTATCGACCGAAGTACTTAGTACGAAGGGCAGCGTATTCTGGCGAACCATCCATACGATTGCCAAGCTGACGGTAAAGTGCGTCGGCCTCCTTGTGGTAGTTTGCTGCCGTCAGTGCTGCGGGTGCCGCAGGGGCAACGCCCGATGCAGCCGGTGCGGCATTGCGTGGCTGAACAGTCGTACCCTTGGCCTCGGCGTGAGCCTGAACCAGCATACGAGCAGCCATAGCGGCTGACGTGGGACCAGCATCGAACATAGCGTCAAGTGCAGCCTTCTCGGCCGCATCAACCTGTGTTCCTGCCCAAGCTACAAGAGCCTTCCACTGAGCTTCACCACCGGCAACCTTATGCACAGCTTCAAGGGTCTTGCCCTGTTCAGCCTGCCAAGCGTTTGCCTGTCGTTCGTAGCCCTGCTCGGCCAATGCAACCTGCATTTCCCAGCCCTTAGCGGCATCACCCATCGTAGCCAGCTTGGCCTTGATAAAAGAGAAGTCGCCATTAGAAGCCGCCACCATTGCAGGGTCTGTACCCTCAATGCCCAGCGAGCCGATAAAGCCCAGAGCCATGTCAATACCGGCATCGCCAGTAGGATCGTAGGTGACAACGCCAGCATCGTCCTTAGCGGACGGGACGTTCTCGACTACGGGTTGCCCGTTAGCCGGGGCCGCAGGCTTGGCAGGTTCAGCCGCCTTATCGACGGGTTTGCCAGCAGCGGCCAGAGCCGCCTCATATGCAGCCTTAGCTACAGCGACCGGATCATTCTGGTCAACTTCGGGTGCCGGGGCATTAGTATCGACAACCACGGGGGCTGCGGTGCCATTGACCGGCGCACCCATGATCGAGCCAGACTGTACGCCGGGGCCACCATTCTGCGAAGGGTTATTGGCATCCTGTGCCGAAACAATATCAACCATTAAGCCTGTTGCTCCTGTTGTACTTTAGCGCCATTTTCGGCGACATTGACGCCAGCCTGCATACCGGCCTGTTGGGCCTGCATTTGCTGAGCTTGCTGTAGTTCGGCCTTCTTCTGCTCATCGGACTTGAGGTAGTTGTCCACCTTAATACGACGAGGGATTGCGAGGGCCTTATACAGTGCGCCTAGGTTAAGCTCACGTAGAGCGGGTTCGGGTAGGTTGTTGAGTGCGGCAATATCAGCCAGCCACAGCTTAAGCTCATCAAGATCGCCACCACGAGACAAGGCATCAAGCCCGGTGATGATAGTAGGATCAAAGCTTGCCGTGGGTACATCAATCTCTGCCAACAGCCAGCGAGCCAATGGCATCTGGAAGTCAACAGCGATACGCGAGTATGCACCGCCGAGGGCAGTTTCAAGCTCGGTAGCAACCATGCGGATTTCTTCGGCAGTTACGCGCTCCGCATCCCTAGTCACAGCCGATCCCATAAGGAAGCCACGACCGATGCGATTAACGTACTCCGCAGACATATTCATGGTGATCTGTAGATCGCCCGACTTACCCGACTGCACTAGAGTAACATCGCCCTCAGTACCGGGGATAGCCCCGCCATTAGGCGTATTCTCGAAGTCCTCAACTCGGGTCATGCCAGCAGGGTTCACCAGCCAACGGAACTCGGATGCAAGGATAGCTCCCTGAACCTGTGCCCTGCTTAGCGCAGAGAGGCCAGTAAAGTCATTCTCGTAATCCTCTACCAAGCCGGTGCCGTAGTGCTGACCATCTGCAAGGTCCCACGTAAGGGGCCTGAACGGGCAGTTTTCTTCGGACCACTTGCCATTGAAGGAAGCTGGAAGCTGATAGTTGTCAACCCACTGCGTCATGCGATAGTCACCATTGGCATCACGAATGATCCAACGATAGAGCGTAACGGCACGGTCAGGGGTATTGCCCAGATACTTTAGGGCCTGCTGCTTAACGTCCTCATCAAGCTCGTCAATTACCATCTTGTCCGCGATGATCATTTCCAACGGCTTACCGCTGAGGGAACGACGCACAACGTACTTCTTGATCCCGAGTACCCGGAAGGTATCGCTAAGATCAATCATCACGTTGCCGGTGACAATAAGGTGCTTCACGCTCTCGTAGAGCTTAGGCCGGATTGCTTTCTTATCTAGCGTAGTGATCGCGGCCTTCTCGGCCTGAGCAATAGCATCAGCAATCTCAGTCTCATCTGCGCCGCTGTCAGCAATCTGTTTTGCAACGGCCTTCGATGGGTCAAGACGAAAGAACGGGCGGGATGGGGCGAATAGCGCGAGCATCAGCTTGTTAGCCAGATGGTTCGTAGCTTGGGCACCTACCGCCTGAAAGTCCTGCGACACGTCCCTGTTGTTGTCCGTCTGGTTATCAGGCAGGCAAATCTTGGGAAGCGTGTACGCAGCGTAATTCTCACACCGAGTAATGAAGCCCCGACGAACTCCGTCAAGCTGTGCCCATCGGCCCGGTGCATTGCCTGCAAAGGCCATGAGCATAATTCCTTAAAGGTTGATACCGCTTGTACGGTTCATCTGGAACGACGACCGAGTAGTGCGCCGACGACCCGTGGTGGGGTCAATCTCCGCAGCCGGTGCATCCTCGCTAAGCTGAACCTCAGCCTGCGCTACTGGTGCCGCCAGCATCTCTGCCGCCTGCTTAGCTGCTGCATCAAGTGCAATAGCCGAAGACTTAGCTTGCGCCGAAGCCTGTACAGCATATGCGTCGTTGGTAGCAGTGTTCTTAGCCATAGCCTCATTGGCACGGGCCTGTCGCTTAGCAAGCTTATTGCCAAAGCACATTAGGTTATCTCCTTAGCAAGATTGATTGCCATGCGACTAAAGCCGCGTTTCTCATATAGGGAGGCCAGAGCATTGTCGCTCTTAGCCAGCGCCGTACCGACACAAAGGTATTTCGCTCCAGCCTCCCGTGCCTTTGCTTCAAGGAACCTAGTAACAGCATCGAAGCTGGCTTCGGGTTCCAAAGCAAAGACTAACTGCTCGGCCAGTATCGGACTGTCACTCCACCACATTTCTGTGAGGTTATAGACAACCAGATACCCGCTAACGATATAAGCGTTCTCAGCCTCGAACACGTTACGCAGAGCTACCAAAGGCTCAATGTCCTTGTGTATATGTTTACGTGCTAGAGCCTGTAACTTATCAGCCGTCCCTACGAAGCGATCGTGGACCAGCTTGAAATGATGCGCCGCGAGGCGTGTCGCTTCCAATTGTAAATCCCTTCCTGAGTACAGAGAGTACGTGTTGAATACCTAGCAGATATCCTACCTGTTGCTCATTAGTCTGTGCGTTTACGATTGGCTTAGGGAGCATATCCTCTAGCTTTTCATAAACCTCAGGAGTTAATCTAAACTCATTCATCAGTGATCCTTAGTGATACCGGGACCGACAGATACGGGAATGTTTCCCATTGCCATACGGTCCCGAAATGCCTCAAGAGAAGAAGTACGGGGAGACGAGAACCTGTCGAAGATCAAGATTGCCCTTCGCAGGCGGGGTAGGAAGGTCGTACAGCGCAGCAAAGTCCGACAAGGGATCGTGCTGCTCGTACATGGCGACAAACTGCTCACGGATGATCCGATATAGCTTCCCGGCATGACGGGCATGGGTTCCAAAGTCGTCATGGATCATGGCAAGGGCCAGTTGCTCGATAGCGGCTGCGAGGATAACCAGTGTCATGTGCGATGCATCATGGCTATGGATAAAGTTCGGAGCTACGCCATTCTTGTGACGATTGAGCGACGGGGTATCTTGGCTGTCCTGATTGACCCTGATCTTAGTATTGCCGCAGAGCTTGGTGTTGATGCGGTGAAGGTCCTGCTCTTGATAGTACTGAATGACCGGGAAGCCGCTTGGCGTAACCCAGCGGATACCAGTATCGTTAGAGAGGCACTTCTTGACATTGCGCTGCAACCATTCCATTGCGTCGGTAGCCTTGACAACGACTTCGCCAATGGCCTCCCAAACGTAATGGCTGAGGTACTGTGCTGCGGCACCGTATTCCTCGCGGCTGAACTCAGGGGCCTTACCCTCCTTAAGATAGTCACCGACAATGAAGTCAGCGCAGCTAAAGCGGGTTGAGCCGTAAGGCAGGGTCATAACCGAACGCTTGACAAGGTTACGACCGATGCCGTGCTTGAGCCACATGAGACGATGCTTGTTGGCAAGCTCTGCCTTATACCGGGCCTTCTTGCTGTCCTCGTCATCCTCGTCAGCGTCAGGAACATTCCACGGCTCCGACTTACGAAGCAGCAGCATGGTCACATCGGCCACGTTCTTGTAGATATCGTTAGGCAGCAGCGATGGGGTAAGGTTAGTAGCCTTTCCACCGATCTCATCACGAAGCATCGCAGAGAAGTTCTGCAAGCCGTTGCAGCTACCGTCCATGCCAACAGGGATATGGCTGACAAAGGTGTTAGGGTTCTTGAACCAGTCTGCGTACTCAAAGCACCATGCAAGGAACTGCAAAGGCTTATCAGCATTCTGCCATTCGCGATTGCCAATAGGATCAGCAGCGAACGACAGGATAATATCACGACGATCCTCGACGTACTTGACACGCTCATCAAGGGAGAGCTTGTCAGCACCCCAGATGTTAGCGCCGTGGATTTGGAACCAGCGTTCTGCCTCAACAGTATCGAGAGGCTCGCCTTTAGCAAATCGGATCAGCGCCTTCTGCATGTCTGAACCCTGCGGACTGACGCCGGTGGTCTGAACATAAAGGCGACCACGGAAGTCTGCAAAGTAAACGAAGTGTATCTTGTCGAAGCTGCGAAACTTCTCGGCAACGCCAGTAGCTGTGACGAAGCGGCCAAACTTAGTGCCCCGAAGCTTCATCTGCGTATACCATTCGCGCTTAGCGCGCTTCCAAATCTTGAACTGCTCAACCTCGTCAGGCGACATATCTTCCTGCTTCATGCCGTCCATAAGCCAGCCGGGGGCCAGCGGTGCCGGGTTCTCAGCCTGAGAGATAATCTCGTCCATGTCGAAGTGCTTGGCAACCTGCCGGATGGTGTCGAGCATCTTGCCGTTGACCTGCCACTCGACCCGCTGCAATGCGTTAATGGCACCGAATATGCGGCTCAGGTCGTGCTCAGCCACCTCAGACCACGCACCCTGCGACTTGATGCAGAACGGCGACATACGGCGCATATCGTTGGTGTGATAGCCCCCGTCCATGATGCTGACCCAATCCTTCGGCTGCTCAATGCAAGGAAGGTAGTAAGGGGTCGTTTCGGCTACCATTTCCTTGATCTGCGACACTAGCTCACAGCAATCTTCCGACAAGCGAATGTCGATGGTATTGCGAACTTGCTTGGCGTTAGCGGCTGGCACGCTGTACTTCTCAACCTCAATCATACCAAGGACTGAAAGCTGGTCTACAAGATAGGCCCCAATTTGCTGAGTGCCTGCTGCGCCCCACTCAGGAACAGGTACGCCTGCCTCCTTCATCTTAAGGCGGAACACGTTAATACGGTGGCGCTCAGACTTGGACATACGACGCCCAAGATCATTAACCAACGTATAGAAAAGCTCTGGGGCCTCAGACGAGAACATATCGAGCATAAGCTCGTGATAGACTGCGCGGCCAAGCGAAGTCATCAGGTCACGGCCTGAGGTCGCCGGAGTAGATGCGCTGTCCTGCGATACCTTCATCGCCGCCCCGGTTGTACCAGCCAGCAGGTCATTGAGTGCCGCCCGAACAGCAAGGAACGCAACGGCCTCGGGGTCCATCGGCTCAAGCATAGTGACATGCGCCTGATTACGACCAGCCCGCTTGGCAGTGCAGTCAGCCTTGATGATAGCAGCGAGCGGCATGACGTAGCGATTGTAGATAGCCTTGGCATACGGGTTGTTGTCCGCGCTGCCTGCATCCTCGTTACGCCCCATCATACGCTCTGCTCGGGCCTTGCCGAAAGCTGCCATTTCCTTCTCAAGCTGCTCCTGCGTTAGCGAAGCCGCCAGAGACTTGTTCATGTCCGTGTTAGCTGCTGCCTGCTGGATCGAGTTCGAGAAGTCAGTCATGTATTATCCTTATTCGATTATGAATGCTTGCCGATGTTTAAGATCACGACGATCTTTCTGCAACGGTATGAACATAGTGTAGCTGGTTGAGCAGGCTGACCATACTTCCCAGCCCCGCTTCATTGCACAGTATACAATCCAGTAGAACGCCGTTTTATGGGCGTCTACCTCAGCAATAGGAATGAAGCGGGTCTTCGGATCAAACATCAGGCGCAACCTTGTCATGCCGAGTGCCCTTGTAGCGAGGCTCTCGCAAAAGACCGTCGCTGCTGTAGTCCATAGCCTCTACCTCGACGATATCGCCCACAACAGGCACATCATCGAACTTATGAGGAACACCAGACCCAACACCAAGCCGCAGCCCACGGAACTCGACGACGAGCTTATAGACGGTGCGGCCGGTCTTTTCTCCGACTGCGGTGTTGACTTCCACCACACGAAGGTCGAAGCTGAGCTTTCGTTTGATCTTAATAATTGCGCCCTCAGTTCCCGCCCCAACAGCCCATCCGGCATTAGGATCGCGGAGGATAAGACCATCATATCCGCCTTCGTCAACAAGGGCATTGCATTTGTCTTGGGCGTTGCCATAATCGCCTGCTCCCCATCCCTGTGCTAATTGAATACGACCGAAGAACTGGCAGTCGAGGTTATCGACCATGCTTTCCCGATCCTTAAAAGGAATGTTGCATTGGCCGCGATCAAAGTCGCCCCGAGGAATAACATCATGGATAATGAAGTAGAGCTTATCGCTAACCTTCATCCTACGAAACTCGCCGCTAATAAGATTGAACTGATCCTTACCCGGCCACCAAGCTTCGCCAATGAATACCCAACCGGGATACACAGAGTCAAGAAAACCTGCAATCTCGTTCAAGCACTGGTATTCCTCGCCAGTACGGCTAAAGGTCTTGCCGTCCTTGAGGATAGCGCAGCAGCCATCGTACTTGCGGAAAGCCCAGTAGGTAGCAGAGTATTCCTCTACGGTCTTCTGTAGCTTCTTCTTCACCTTGGCAATCTCGACTGCCTTGTGAATGATGTATTCCTTAGCCATCCTTACGCATCCTCTTATGAATGATAGTGGAGCAAAGGGAGCCGAAGCCCGACCCTAAGCCGATAGGCAGGATAACCCAGCCAAACCCGTAATGGGCCATATTGAATACCGTGACCACCTCCGCCCCGGCCATAGCAAAGCTAGTCGGGACGATCCACCAAAGCTGGTAGTATGCCACGTTAAGCTGTTGCCATGACTTAAGGAAGATGAACACGAAGCTGCTAAAGAACAGCAGCAACGTGGTCCAGATCATTAGTACTTGTACCGATCGTCTTCACCGAGGTTACGCTGCTCGTGCTCCAAGAGGAACAAGATGCAGCAACCGGCATGAGCCAGATGGGACTTGCCAGTCTCGGGGTCGCACTTCTCGCCCCGTGCCCAAGCAAACGTATGACGCATCAAAGCACCCAGCAGGCGGGACCACTTGAAGCCCTTACGCCAGTTGTGATCAGCGTACTTGTTAGCGCCGAACGTCAAGATTTCCGAGATTGCTTCCAGCGGCCCGATAGGCAGTAGGTCAACCCGGTTCTTGTTGTCGTCTGCCTTGACGGCAACAGAGAGGTCCGGTGAGGCAACGTCGGGATTAACCCGCTTCTGCATACCTGATCCCATAGTTCCACCAGTACTGCACATAAGCTTATTCTCCGATATGATCTAGTTGGACTACGAAGCTGTCGTAGAGGCTGAGGCGGTTATCCTTGCGGGCTACGTGGAAGCCCATCCACTGAGCAGGCACACTGCTATAGCCAGCAATACCACTATACTCGGTCCCACCGGCGGACGCCCCGAAGAACGCCCCGTTGACGACATGCTGCCCTGCGTTGAAGCTAGTAACAGTGTGCTTGTCGCCCATGCGGAAGTATGTAAGATGTTGCTTCTCCTGTTCACTGCGCTTGATCTTATGACCCCGCATCGCCTGCTCAGTTGCTGCAACGCCGACGCCGTGCTCATACAGTGCCTTCTGGCCGTAGAAGTCAACGATGCCGTACGTGCCCTCAGGGATATGCCAAGTCACGTTGCTATAGCCAACCCGTGTCGTCAGCATTTCTAAGCTGCGGTACAGGCACCAGCTAAAGTGGTTCTTACCCGGTTCGAACATATTGATGCCATGCCCGTCCCAATCGTGATTGCCAGTGATAGCCATGATTTCCATAGGGATACCAAGGCGTGCCAGAGGCTCGATAACGAACTCGAACAGTCCCTGCGTTGCGTCGAAGATTTGCTCAGAAGTCGAGCTATCCGTAGCCCTGCCGCTATTGCTGTGCTTCATGTCGCTCTCGATGATATCACCAAGGAGGCCGAGCACGATCTTCTCAACACGGTAGCCAACGCTGGCCTTCTGCTCAATCTGGAACTCGACAGCCCGACCGAACTCAAACAGGCGCTTGCGGGCCACGTTCGTCGTATATCCGGGGCAGAGCTTGCCGATCTGTAGATCAGACAGCAGCACCTCGACCGTAACGGGAGTGCCTACCTGACCGCCAGTGAACTCGCGGAACTCGACCGGGGGCCGCTCAGGCATTTCGTCGATGATCCGGGTCATGCTATCGAGGAAGCCCTCACGGGTCCCCACAGCCTCGCTCAGCGCCTGTACGTCTTTCCGCAGCCGACCGTTCTCGGTCTGGAAATTGCGGCTCCTGACCACCTCCTTGGC